CGGCGATGTCGGCGGCGTTGCGTGCGGAGCTGGCCAGCGCGCCGATCGGCGAGGCGCTGGAGCGGCTGCTGGCACTGCAGGTGGGCCTTATCACCAGCCTGCCGACCGACGCCGCGGAGCGCGTCCAGGAGGCCAGCACGGCGGCCTTGCTGAGCTCCGCGCGCTACGCCGAGCGGACGCCGGAGGTGGAGGCGGCGTTGGAGCGCGCCCACCCAAACGCCACCGAGGCATGGCTGCGGAACAGAGCGACGCTGATCGCCAGAACCGAAACAGCTCGTTCTGCAAGCGTGCTGGTGCAGGCGCGCGCCGAGCATATCGGCGCCGAGAGCTACACCTGGAAGACGGCATCTGACTGGAAGGTCAGGCCGTCGCATCGAAAACTTAACAACACAGTCCAACGGTGGGATAATCCACCCTTGTCTGATCCTCCCGATTACCACGCACATCCAGGTCAGATTTTTAATTGCAGGTGCGTATCGTTACCAATCCTTCCTGAATGAGCCGTGCAGGCGTTCTGCTGCCTCGCGTCGGGCTGCGGCTGCCTCCTCTAGAGTTGAGAACATGCCGAGATAATGCACGACGCCGTTGTGCGTGATCTTGGCGCGAAAACGCCCATGTAGACACAGCACACCTTTAACCCCGCTTTTATTCGCACTGTATAGACGCGAATATTCAGCATTCTCTACTTTGGTTGCGACGCGTAAATTGCGGATCCAATTGTGCTGTCGGTTTGTGTCTTCGTGATCGATCAGATTAGGGACCGGTTCACCGTGGACGTATAGCCAAGCAAGGCGGTGCGCTCGATACCTCGTGTTCAATATGCTGATGCTGATATAGCCGTTGGTGTCGATCCGACCGGCTATCTCACCGGCAAATTTGGCGTTCCAGCCATCAGCAGTTGTGCCGGTCTTCGCGCGCTTGCGCCACCTGAACACACCCGTCACCGGGTCATAGTCCAGCAGCTGGTGCACCAGCTCGCGCGGCGGTAGTGGTTTGATAGCCATCACGAGGTCCTCTCCTCGTTGTTGGTCAGGGTGGCTCGGCGCGGTTCAGGCGCCGGGTTGCCCGCACTCTATACCCAAAAGGGAGAAACAGTCATGGCAACACTTGAAGTCGCCCAGCCGTTCAGCGTGCGGCTCGATCCGATCCCGATGGACGCCGAGGTGCTTCCAGGCGCACGCGGTCCGACCGATCCGACCGTCTATCAGTTCCCGACGCCGGGCACCTATTCGGACGTGCCGGACGAGGTCGCCCAACACGCCTACACACAGCCCAATCTGGTGGGCTACGAGGCGCCACCGTTCAGCCTGCAGCCGGCGGACACCGTGGTGATGCAGCCGGACCCGGAGCCGCCACCCACCGGTGACGAGGCGCTGGACGCGCTGTCGACCGACCAGCGCGAAGAGATCGTGCAGCAGCGCCGCACCGGCCAGCGTCGCCCCGAGTATGGCGCGCGGTCAGACCGGCAGCAGCGCGCCGACCAGACCGCCGAGCACGCCCGCGCGGCCGAAGAGCAGCAGCGGCCAACCCGCGAGGCATAGGCCATGCCGCTGACCGCCAAAGGCTCCAAAGTCATGGCAAACATGAAGGAGCAATATGGCGAAGAAAAGGGCGAAGAGGTCTTCTATGCCTCCAAGAATAAAGGCACCATTAAGGGTGTCGACAATACACCATCGATGGAAAACCCCCGCGACCACACGTGGCCGGTGGCGCTGCCGGGCGATACGATCCTGCAGATCGACGTCTATCGTTCCGGCCGCGTGAAGATCACGAGACGGTAATGGAGTGGGCCACCATCACCCGGCTGTCGCCGCACTGCGACGAGACTGCCGAGGGCTATCGTATATACAGAGATGTGCCGATCGCGCGCACCGGCACGCAGATCTACTGGGAGAACGAAGTGCCGCCGCTGCAGGGCGACGTCGGCGGCAGGGTGCATGTTGAACGCGATGCCGCGGAGGTGTTCAACCCCGACAGCATCCGTTCGTTTGAAGGCAAGCCGCTGGTGGACGATCATCCCTGGGAGCCGGTAGGCCCGGACAACTGGGACAATCTGGCGGTCGGCTACGTGGTCAACCCGCGCCGCGGCCAGGGGGTGCACGACGATCTGCTGCTGGCCGATCTGGTGTTCACCACCCGGCGCGGCATCGACGCGGTGAAGCGCGGCAAGCGGGCGATCAGCGTCGGCTACAACGCAGCCTATGAACAGACCGCACCAGGGCTTGGCCGGCAGAGAAGTATCTTTTGCAACCATGTTGCCCTGGTGGACGAAGGCCGTTGCGGCGCGCGCTGCAGCATCATGGATGGCCGCACGGTCTACAATTACGACGCGGCATGGAATGAAGCGGAGCACCCGCGCGGCCAGCCAGAGAATGCCGGGCAGTTTGCCGAAGGCGGTGGCGGCGGGGCCGCAAAAACCAAAACCGGCCGTAAGAGCAAGGGCGCCGCATTCGTTTCGCCATCACTGGCTGAGCATCTCGACTTCCCGCAGGCGATCGCCGGGCTGAAGTCAAATCGCCAGCGCATCCTGGAGCAGGCGGCGCGCGAGATCGACCAGGGTCTCAAGCTGCGCTCACATAACATCGCAGCTGTCGGCGCATGGTCGGACGGCGCCGAGAACTCGATCATGAGCGAGATCGATGGCGGAACGTTTGAGGAGTTGAGCGTTGCCGCTGCGATGAAGGCGCATCTTGCCGAGCAGAAGGACGCCCTGGTGTTCCAGGACGATCCCAACGGCGATAAGTTCCTGTATAGCTTCCATGCCGCTGGCGACCTTGAGGAGATCCACAACAACCTGCTCGATGACGGTATTGAGTTCCACACTGTCGTCCCCACCAAGGATGGCGCCACGGTCTATGTGGCCGATATGTCGGGAGATGCGAAAGATGCCGTTGCCAAAGGTGCTCAGCGTTATCATTCGAAAGTCACGGTCGACCAAGGACAAGCCAAGTTCATCGGGCCCGAAAACCAAGGTGGCACCGACGCCGAATACCGCGCGCGATCGCGCGCCGCCTACGAAGGAATCATTCGAAGCTCTGGGGTTCGAGGTGCGGACACCCTCTGGCAAAGGATATATAATACCTACGGGGCGACGCTTCACGGAGTAGGCGACGGCTGGACCGCCGACGTTGACTACGGTTGGCGCGAAGACATCGACTGGGATGACGACTGGGAAGAGGCCAAGCACCCGCGCGGCCAGCCGGAGAACAAGGGGGAATTCGCCAAAGGCGGGGGCGGCGGCAAGCGGGAATCGTTCGGCAAGAGCTACGTGCGCGCCGGTGAGACCGGCGAGAAGACCGCGGCCGGGGTTAAGGCGGAAGGCGGCAAGCAGGCCAAGGAGGCGGTCAACAAGATCGCCGGCAAGGCGTTCAAAACGATCAAGGGCGCGTTGGGTGCCGAGGACTATGAAATTGTCCACGAGCATTTCAAGGCCGCCAAATCCAAACCCAAAGAACGCGCCAAAATCGGAGGGTATCTGAGGCAGATGGCCAAGGCGGGCAAGAATCTGGCCAAGGCGCATTTGAAAGAAGAGGCGCACCACGCCAAGCACGCGGTGGGTGCGCTGCGCGCACTGGCCACCGGCAACAAGCCGACCAAGCAACAGGCCATGGGGCTGTTCTCCTACGGCGCGCGGGCGCTGATGATCACCGGCTCGATGGCGCTGGGTGATCCGACCGGCCACTCGGGGGCGCTGGCCGCGACGTTCGCCGAAGACGCGGTGCACCACGTGCTGCTCGAGCATGCGGTGAAGCTGTTCGTGGGTGGCGGGTTCGGCATGATCAAGGGCGCTGTCGCCAAGCCGGAGCGCGACGCAGACCCAGGCTGGCGCCCGGATCAGTCAGACGACGAGCCAAAGGACGGCGACCCACCGGACGGTGATGAGTCTGACGATCCCGAGGAGATGAGCGACGAGGACGCCGCGCTGCTGCAGAAGTTCTTGGAGTGTCTGGCGGATACCGTCGAGGACATGACCGAGGAGGACGCCGTGCGCGTCCTGGCGCAGGGCGAGACGCCGGACGAGGACGAGGACGAGGGCGACGACGACGACGATGACGGCGAGCCCCAGGCCAAAGGCGGGGAGTCCGACGACGAGACCCGCGACGTCGACCCTTGGTGGACCAGGGACATCGACTGGGATCCGGCGGAGCATCCGCGCGAGCCGGAGGGTGCGGCGGCGAGCAAAGGAGGCGAGTTCACCAAGGGTGCGGGCGCCAGTGCCGCACGGATGGCGGAGATCCGCGGCAAGAACAACGAGGCGAAAGCAAGCGAACGCGAGGGCAAGGCGAAACAACGCGAGGCCAAGGCGGCTGCCGCGGAAGCGAAGGCGGCATCGTTCAAGGAGCCGACGATTCCACGATCGAAGGAGGAGCCCTACGCCATCTCGACGCGGTTGCCATCCGAACCGCAACAAAAGAAAACCGGGGTCGACCCGCACAAGACCGCGTCGCTGCTGGTCGATTACGAGTCGACCCATCATCCCGAGGTGCAGGAGTGGTTGCAGAAGACCAGTGATCTGCTGGTCGGCAACACGCTCTACAATCGCGGCCTCGACAAGGATAAAAAGAAGAAGCCACCCCTGCCCTATGTCGGAATGCCGCCGGGGCCAGCCGACGAAACACCGCGCGAAGCGACCGAGCGATTCATTAACTTCGCCAAAGACAACATTCTGTCGATCTACCATGCGGTGCCGACGGAATGGCGCCACCGCGCGTCGCTCTGGTATGACGGCGCCAATGCGGTGGCCCATAAATGGGCGAAGGACTACGACAAAACGCCACAGCAAATTGCTGGTGTGATCGCTGCACAGTCACCCAAAAAGGATTGGTTCCAGAACGTCGAAGTGGCCAAGCGCATTATAGAATACAACAGCGAGAAGATGCGTGGCACGGCGTTCAACGACAAGGCCGCCGAGCGGCTGGATGCATTTATTGCCGCCCGCAAGAAGCCGCAGGACCGGTTGCTGTATAGCGCGCTGCGCGACAAGCTGCGCAACCCGGATGGGTCGTGGATGACGCTGGGGGAATTAACCGATCCGATTGAGCGCGCTGCCTTCATCAGCATGTATGATCAGGCCAACACCGATCTGCACTACAAGGAGCTCTCGCCGGAAGGTAAGTATGGCGATTTCGTGCGCAACAAGGATGTAGAACCCGAGGAGGCCGAAGAGGGCAAGAAGGCGAAGCCCGGCAAGATGGGTGATCCCACGGTGCTGGTCTGGCCGGTGATGGAAAACATCGCCAAGGGACTGCGGATCCTCGATGACGGGTCGGTGGAGAATATCTCAGCCAACCTGGGCGACGCGCACAAGGTGCGTAATTTTTTCATGAATATCATGTATCCGATGTCGAAGGGTGGCCACATCACTGCGGACACCCATGCGATTGCCGGGGCGTTCATGCGTCCACTCGGACAGAACGATCCGGAAGTGCTGGTCGGCCTGGGCAACGCCTCGCCGAGCAACAACACGCACGGTCTGGGTGGCACCTATCCAATCATCGCGGAGGCCTACCGCCGGGCCGCAGCTGAGGTGAGCAAGGAGGGCGAAGAGATCCTGGCGCGGCAGATGCAATCGATCGTCTGGGAGGGGCTGCGCGGGCTGTTCTCGCCGGAGGCGAAGCGCAACAAGAACCTGCGCCAGGACGTCGACAACGTCTGGCGCAAGCACATGGCGGATCCGGAAAAGTTCACCGCCGACATGGCGC